GCTGGCCATACGGCTGTAAATATCGATGCTATATCCAGGATGCACGAGGGTTTCTGTCAGCAGGATGAGAGACTTGTGTATTATCGTGGCTATCCTTATGCTGTCAAGCCCAGCTTCATGGAGGTATTCATGCGTGGAGGATTCACTAAGAATACTGAGGCTCAGGTTAATATTTTCTACGAAAATGGCGTTAAGGTCGCAGATAAGTTCGGTAACAATAATGGTTCTCTGGCGAGCTCTTCATTTAGAGGACGTAATATCCAGTATGATTATGACTATGAAGAGCCGTTGTTGGATGCTGGAACGGTATCTGTTAATGGTATGGCTACTTTTTCTCAGTATGCCAAAAGTAACCTCGGCATAATAGAGAACAGCCATGCTCTTGATTCTATGGGAGGTGGAACATTCTCTACAGATTGGGGTTATGTCCGTTTTGCCAATTGTGCATTTGAAGCAACAGCCAATGTGAACTTCGCTGGTCTGTCTTTAATACCTGGCGATTTCCTCATATCAAGAGGTGATAGTTGGGGAGTAATAAGAAAAGGTACTGTTTACTTTGAACCATATTCATGGGGATATTATACTCCTTATGTTTACAATCAGCTTTTCAGCACTTATTATGACATCTATACAACTGTAGGATTCTTCTTCTACCTTGAGGCTGGGCAGATAATACACATGAAGCCCAGCAAGACACTTAATATACAGAGTCATACCGTCAATCCCGATACCAGAGAGGGTACATACTATGCTCGCGTTGTCTCTCTCGGAGCCGGAGCCACCGACATACTCACACGTGCCGCGACATACCTTGAGAACAGAGGCACTGTTAATGTTGATGGTTTCGACGATGACATGAACTATGTTCAGAACAAGAAACTGTTGAAGACTCTGACATCTATGTCCGGTGCTGATGCCGGAGCGGAGATGACACCTGTAAGTGGAGAATATACATATACCGCTCCATCTACAGGTCTTTACCTCTTTGAGTTCCGCAACAGATACGATGTAGAGAATGACCCATATTTCCCCAGCAACAACTACGCAGCATCGTTTGCCTTCAACTTAAACCGTGATGCTTATTTTGATATAGAAGCTCCGCATTATAAGATAGAGGATTCGAGAGATGTAAATGATTTCTTCTATGTTGCGGAGGGATGGGTAACTCTCAGTCCCAACATAACACCTTCTGATGGTGATTACCTGACTATTTCAAGGACCAGCCTTGAAAACTGGCTCACTCCACAACCCAACCTCATACCGAGCATCTATCGTAACAGCCGAGAGTTGCGTAGGTTTTATAATGCAAAAAACTATCCATTCGTTCCTGCACAGGGCTATACGCCTGACAGTGAGGCAGGTGAATATCTCGGCCAGGATGGTAAGATTCATAATAACCTGTATCTCGACGGTCAGAATACTCCTTATGTCTTTGGGTTCCTGTATAACAGCAACCGACCGGAAAGGACCGTTGAGCATATAGGCCGTTATGATGAGATAAAAGCCAGTATCAAAGGTATCATTAACAGCGACAATGAGCCGATAGACCAGTTTAAGGCTATTGCTTATGACGAGCATGACAACAACCGGTTCAATGAGGACACCCAGGGCAACAACATGGATATGGAACATCCGTATTTCTATGTCAAGTTGCCCAAGATGCCATTCAACCTTTTCGGTTGCATCGGCACGGAACCGGCAACAATATCGATGACCTCCGGCCTTTGTGCAAGCTGTAAATTTGAGATTTATGTTCAGAAGGACACAAACTATAATATTGTCGCTGTAGATGCTAACGGCGACCTTCTCTTTGATGAGAACGGCAACGTTAAGTTTGATGATAGCCTTGAAAATCGATTGCGTCAGAATGACACCACTACACATGAGGTCTGGATTGCATTGAAGAAGGATATATCGACTTATGGTGATGCTGTGCCTATGCCTTATGCTGAGCAGAAGGGTAACGATGCTATGCAACCTGTTGTCGGTGATACATACGTTCTTACTGGAATATATATGCCGTTCGAGTATATCCTCCAGGCAGAAGAGAGGCTGTCTAAGCGTATCGTGGCCGACATATACAATAACAACTTTCATAAATTTAACTTAGGAATAGAGTTCTCACGCATATTCCTCCAGGAAAACGTAAGTACAATCCTGCCTAAACTTTGTGACGCAGCGAAGATTTGGATTAAACATAATGACACGGATGCTGCCGTAGCTTTATATGTATCATCCTTCCATTATACCGTCAATAAGGACGCACTACCTGAGATTACCGTAGAGCTCGCTGATTCTCTGATTCCTAATCAGTCATCGATACAACTTCTTGAAGCCAGGGTTACTCAGAACGTCCTTGACCAGACTGAGGATGAGACCAAGCCTATCGTATCGGCCTCTCTTGACTCAAGCCAGGAAGAGCCGGTTGCTCTTGTTACCAGCAAGAACCGCTCGGCCCTGCCTAAACAGCAGTTCCTTGAGAACATAGGTATCAAACCGGCTGGCACCGAGAAGCGTCCTGTTTATATCAACCAGAACAGAGAGTTTGCTCCTGTTAATGGTATTGATGTCCCGGAGGATGTTCATTCCGAGAAAACCGTCAAGGCAGACGAAGGTATTGAAGTAGGTGATTTCCGCTCAGGAGTATTCGGACAAGGAGCAAAGGTGGATGAGAGAGGTCATGCCGAGATGCGCTCCCTCAAATTATGGGAATGGCTTGAGGTCCCTGAATTGCGTTATAACCGTGTTAGCATCTATACTGGCATACGTTGGGACACTTTCGGAGGTGGTATCATTGAAGAGATTACCCCCGACCCGACCGGCGTAGAAACTGGTACAGGTAAACTCAAGCTTGAGCCTGGCGATATTGGTGCTATTGCCGTGGGCGACCTTTGCATGGGTATTTGGCATGATATGATAGGTAACGAAACAGAAACCACTGATGACCATCAGGGAAACTTCAAGTTTGCTGGTTTCAAAACCGTTTACTTTCAGATTACAGCAGTATCGGGCGCAAATAATCAGAATTTCTCCTACCTGTTGAGGTCATCCCTGCAAGGAGGTAACGGATTCCATCCTTTTGCCGGTATGCACTTTGCTGGGCGAGGCAATATCAGCAATACGGCTCGCCAAGCTTTCCTATATACCACCACCGAATACTCGCTGGCTCTGACGGGTGTTAACACATGGCAGTTTCAGTCCCTAAACATCATTCAGATTTCGGGAAAGCTCGATGGATTCTCCATGCCAGCCGTAGATAAATACGGGCAGTCATATATGAAGGTGTTCTCAGGATATGGCCAGGTATTTGGAAACGCTTATATCTTTGGTCAACTTGACCAGTTTGAGCGTGTGGGCTATCGTGCCACCGTGGACCAATCTAAGGGCGGAGCTATGGCTCCTGGAGAGTCTGAGGTAATAACGGTGACTGTATGGAATGGCTATGGCGAAGATTGTACTGCGCAATTTACGCATTATAGTGTGACACGCGATACAGGCGACCAGGCATCTGATGCGTTATGGAACTCTCAGCATGAGAGTGTGACCAATCCGTTCACGATAACATTCAATGACCTCGGTATCGATGGCATTCATAAATTGTTGGCGGTATTTACCGTAGTAGCCTCTGATACCGATAATGGCGTAGAAGCCGATGTAGCGGAGATAGAATATTTTTCTTGAATTATTCATAATTATACAAAATGAACGAGAATAGATTTGTTTCAGAGAGGACGCATACCAGGGTGAAGTTCCAGCCGCTAAGGACATCCTGTGAATTGGAGTGTCTGACACCTCAGTCACCTGCAGCACAGACCGTAGATGTTACGGGCAGTTCACCTTCTTACGTCCCTAACAGAGCCGCTACACCTACGGTTATCTATCCTGACGTGCGCGGCCTTGACCCAGATGGAATCTTCCATCACGGACCTGCGAACCAGTATCTCGGCGTAGTGCAGTGGTATGTCAACAACGAACCTATCGAGGATGTATGGACGGAGAATACCGATTACGTCATCAATACATCTGAGACTGACATGCGCGGTGCTCTGACGGTGTATAAAAACCTGCCTGTAGGCGAAGATGTGGTACTTACTTTTCATGGCGAGTTTCTGGATTGGCGTACAGGTATCGCTTATCAGGCCGACAGCGCACAAGGTATGGCTCTGACCACTACAGAAAAAGGCGAAGATAAGTACGGATGCTCCGTAGATAAACCCCTTATCACCTACGACCCTCTGTATGACAACCTTCTTCTTTATGATTACAAGGTAGGCAGAGGCATACCAGTAATAGGAACAAGAGCAGATTATATTGATGGCCATGCTTTTGAGCAGACCGTTAAGGTCCTTCTCACAAAGGGTGTGACTAACCTCGATACTCTGCCTACAGGCGTAACCATGCGTATTGTCCGCCTCGGCTCAAATACTGGCCTAACACCCAATACGATAGGCTCCCCGGAACTTACCTATGCCACCTATCCTTATATCAAGTTTGATATGAGACTCATAAACAAAAACGACTATGAGGTGCAGTTCATCCTCAACAACACCATCATAGCACGTGAGTCTCTGGGCCTCGCCACTGAGGTGACGATGCCCTTTGAAGGTAAGGCTGTAAGAGCGTCGGATATAGCCGCCTCGCAGGAGGTTTATGAGAATCATATATTACTACGTCTGCCTGACCGGGTAATCGATTATCCTGAGCTCTACTATAGCATATTATGGTACACCCAGGCTAAGATTTACGATAGCGGCAGCTATGTACCGGCTGCAGCGAAAGCATGGCAGAGAGGGCATAACTTACTCGTTAATGTTGCAGACTTAGGTATAGGTCTGACAAAGAATGACTCGTATTTTGACCTGTGGTTTGAGGTTGACCCACATAAGACTTGTGAGGTTCTTCTCGAAGATGACGGCGTAACGCCTTATTACGACACCGATAACAGTTTCTTAATCGAATAAAGCTATGTTTTACTCTATTATAGACATCTCCAAAGGAGAGAATGTAGGGTTCAAGAAGGACCTTCACCGTCTTACGGCCAAAGACACTAAGATGGTGATAAACGAGAATGAATTACGCCTCGTCGATGAGGACATTTATGTCGCAGCCAATAAGCTCGGCGGTCCCGTGTTGACGGAGTTTGAGTTGTTTCAAAAATTAAAATTAGATAAGAAATGAGTACAGCAGGTGCGTCGTTCTCCGTGCGCTTCGTGAGAAACGGAGACCAGATTGTCATTACACGTGACGTTGTTAATTCAGCAGGACAAGGTGCAGCCTTGTTCCAGGTCGTTGACTCTAAGTCAGGAACACCAATACCTGACTGGACCGTAGCCGCCAACCAGCCTATCATACGTATCGGAATACGCTCCAGTGCTGGTTATCCTGTAGAGATGACAGGTGTGGTATGGAAGTATAACGGTACGGCCATAACATTCGCCTCTGCCTTCACTACATCATGGCAGACATGTACTAACCATGATGCCAGCTTCCAGGGTAGAATCAACACCATCAATGGCAGAGAGTATTATGAGTTGAAGATTATCAAGAACCTGGCAACAGCGACTACTATCGCCAACCGTCAGATTGACTATGCTGTCAGCTATGCCAGCAACGGCCTTACTGATACCATCGATGGTAGCGCAGAGATTATCATACAGGCTGGTGGAGCCTCTTCACATATCCTGCAGATTACCGCAGACCGCGTAGAGATAGATGCCACCAACAGTACCGCCACCTTAACGGCTGTAGGCATGTACGGCTCCGAAGCAATCACAATAGGCCAGAACGGATATACTATCAAGTGGTATAACAACGGAGTGGAGATTTCGGGCCAGACGGCAGCAACCCTCACCGTCACACGTTCGATGGTCGAAGGAGGTAATCTATTCCAGGCTACCTTGTTCCTCAACAACAATCCTGTGGCCTATGACTCACAGCGTATCAATGATATTGCTGACGAGTACCAGATTGTATGCACGCCTAAGACGGGCACAGGCTACGAAGGTAACACGGGTTATCTCGCTCCAGGTCAGAACGCTTATTGGGCCGTGAAACTGTATCGTAACAACGCTCAGTATGCTGGCACCATCAACTACACTTGGAAGGTGTTCAATGCCCTTAACGTGCAGACTGGCACGGGCTCAGGTACGGCAACGTCTGGTGCTGATTATATCGTCACTGTAACACCAAGCATGGCTGTCGTAGGTGAGGGTTCAGGCTCATACTACGCCGATTGTGACATTGTTATCACTGCGGAATTTTAATTATTAACTTTTTGTTATATATTTGTACCAACTATGGGTAAATTAGTAGATTCTCCTGTCGTTCACACAATGGCGGACAGCGATTACATCTATGGTGCGTTTGGTAACGTCACATCAAAGATGAGCATTGATGAATTTCGTCAGCACCTGAATGACAATGACGAAGAGGTTCTGAATGACCTCGCGTTTTACATTGACATCAACGTAGCTTCTGGTAATGGTTCTACACGTGTCAATGTTGGTGGTAACATGCACATGCGTGCATTATGGGAAGATGCGGCTGTCAGTGTTCTCATGGATGCCAACGGCAACTATTGTGAACTCAATAAGAATGACAACCGTTACACTAAGGAGGGTTCATATATCCTCAATGGTGACGGCACACTTATCTCTGCCTTCGCCAATGCCGATGTTATGAAGATTCGTCCTATGGATTACGGTAAGATTCAGACCAAGACCATAGGTGCCACGACCGTTCTCAGACAATGGCTGTCACTCGTACCACTGCCAGGCGGTTATGCAAGACAAGCACGTGTAGTAGGTAAGTTCAAATGCCGTGTCGTGGATGGCAAGCTTCGTTCTATCCCTGGCGTTGTTCCTTCAAACAATGTTACTATCAAGTCTTTCTGGGATTATGCCCAGGTGAGAAGTAAGAATCACGGCCTCGCCAATCTTGAGTTCCGCAATGACCTTCTCTATCATATGATGGCCAAGTATGGCTGGCGTGATTCACAGAACTGCAAGACTACAGACAACAGCCTTGTCTGGGGTGTGGGCCTCGATGGTTCAGAGAACACCACAGGTTCAGCAGCAAGCGGATTTGACCGTCAGAAGAACATCAAGACTGGTGCAACGCTATCTCTTGGTGAGAGTGACGGAAATGTGGCTGTGACAGACTCCGAGGGTGGCACCTGCCATTCCGTAAGTGTCGCTGGTTTCGAGAATCCCTGGGGCCAGTATTGGGAGATGGTACAGGGCTTGTGTTCTGTCGGCACAGACGTTTATTGCTGGAAGCATAATTTCATGCCGGCTGGCAGTGCTCCTACTGCAGATACTTTTGCTGGAGTAGAACATGTAATGCTGACACGTGCCACATCAGAAGGTGCAGGGCAGACCAACATGAACATTATTGCATCGCAGGACGGCCAGGGCTCTTATATGATTCCTTCTGGCTCACTGAGCGGAGTTTCCTATGGTGACTACTATTACTATGCAGCAGCAGGACAGCTGTGGCTGTTCGGTGGCAGCTCGGACAACGGGTCGAAGTGCGGCCTCGCGGGCGCTAACTCGGACAACGCTTGGACGTACGCGAGCTCGAACCGCTCGGCTCGCCTTGCATTTTATGGTGACGTGAATAAAGTGAGTGAAGCCCGTCTGAGGGAACTTCTCTCTTGATTCGGGAACGCGCCCGTAAGGGCGCGATTTCCAAAAAGCTCAAAAGATATAATTAACATTTGTTAAACAATAACGTTCTTTGAAACTGTTGCGATTTTTGAACCTCTTGTTGAAATCCACCTTCGTGGTGGTGGGCATATCGGTGGCTAAGCTGTGGCTGTTCGGTGGCAACTCGAACAACGGGTCGAATTGCGGCCTCGCGTACGCTAACTCGAACAACGCTTGGACGAACGCGAACTCGAACATCTCGGCTCGCCTAACTATGTTTGGCAAGAATAAGAACATCAGGGTGTTATTACTGCGTCATGGGAAAGCACCCGGCCACCGTGAGCCTCGGCGACGTGTGCGTATGTATAGCACGTGCAGCCGGAATAACATTAGACTTGCGCGGATTGAGGTCAGCCTCGCCGCCTGTGGTGTTAGTAAGCCTATATTGGGATTTGAACGCTTCACGCAGAAACGATAGCAAGGGATAATGAAGAGGGTTGGTTATTTATATGAGAAGATGGCCCAATGGGAAAACATCGTCGAAGCTGAAAAAATATCCACACGTCGCAAGGCCCGTAATATTGGTGTCAAGCGTCACGCTCAGAACCGATGGAACAACCTTGTTGAGATACAGCAGATGATTCTCAATGGAGAAATGCACACTGCGGAATATAAGCATGAGCAGCGTGTCAGTGGCCAGGATAAGATGCGAGACATTGCTAAGTTGGCGTTTCATCCCAGCCATATCGAGCATCAGCTTCTCACTATTACAGCCGACGAGAGGGTTGACAGGAGTCTCATACGACACACATACGCAAGTCGTAAGGGTTATGGTCAGATTGCGTGCGCTTTGCATATCAAGAAGAGCCTGGCTAAGTATAAAGGTCAGGAGCGATGGGTTGGTCAGGGTGATGTAGTCAAGTATTATAGCAATATACAGCATGACTACATACGCAAGGACATCTGTCATCTTATCAAAGACAAGAAGTTCACCGATGCCTTTATAGAGCCGTTCGAGAAATTTGCTCCGGACGGCAAAGGCATTCCTCTTGGCATCCGTCCCAGCCAGATTACGGGCAATCTTGAATTGTCGGTCTTTGACCATTTTATGACGGAGCAGGTTAAGGCGAAGGATTACACACGTTATCTGGATGACTTCATCTTTACAGGTGCTACGCGCTGGGAAGTAGAGTGGAAGTTCAAACGTGCAAAAGCCTTCCTGGAGAAAAGAGGTTTGACCCTTCACGAACCTAAGATACGTCGTGTATCAGATGGTCTTGATATGATGGGCTTTGTCTTTTATGGTGACGAGGATGATATGTGGTGGCGGAAGAAGGACAAGAAACGCTGGTTGAGACGTAGGAGCCGGGTATCTAATCCGAAACGTCTGCGTGAGCTTGACGATGCCGCATGGGGTATGCTCAAGTGGGGCAACCGCTACTGCCGTCAGATGTGGGAGCGGATTACAGGCAGAGTACAGAAGAAGGAGCAACAGAAAAGGGACAGATTATTAAAGATAAAGGAGGCAGCTATGGGCGTATCATTCAGTTCATCAGGAATACAGCGTACGGCACGTGTTGACAAGAACGGCGTACCATTCATTGAGGGCGAAAAGATTGGCATGTCTATGATTCTCGACAAGGTCATAGAATGCGACAAATGGATTCCCAATATCGTCACGGCCCAGGGACCAGGACGTTATGCCGTGCACATCTACTACATGAACGTAGAATATAAGCTCATTGTGAACAGCATTGACATCAAATCTTTCCTCTCTGACATGGAGAAATACCATGTTACGAGACTGAGAACGGTGTTTATCGATAAGGGAGGCAAGCATTATGCTGTGGACCTGTCACGCACCGAGATTCTTGAGGTTGATGGCCGTGCCGTAGTTGAACGTGAAGGCAAGTGTGTCTATGAGGACACAAAAGAGATTGTGAATTTTAAATTTAACGAACAATAAAAAATACTTACAATTATGGAAACTGGTATTTTACAGAGGAAGTGGGCTCCGATAGCTCCGGCTCAGTATGACAAAGAGACTCGTATCGTATGTATGGACATACAGCCCGAGACTCGTCCTGATGAGAATGGCGACCCTGTAGAGGGCTTCTCTTTCTTCCAGGTTGAGATTGACTCACTGATGGACTACGGTCATATCAAGTCTCAGCTTATCGAGGCTGGCTTCGCGCAGAAGGATGAGTTCGGCTTGCTGATGAATGCTGTCGATGACATCATCGTAGCCGTCCAGGATGCTGGTAGCTGGGCCGCCTTCAAGAACGGCCTTAACACAGCAGCCATAACCAAGTTCGTAGGATTCTGCGAGTTCAGGGCTATGTGCGCTCAGTCTGCCCATTACGTCATCGACAACCTCTAATTATCTAAAATCCTATCGTTATGAAGGTAACAGGAACTCAATCTGTGCGCTGGGCACCGCAAGACGGTCGCCCAGGCACGGGTGTTACCATCACTAATACCGCCACCAAGTATGCTCAGTCCAACTCGGGTACGGTTCGTCCTACACAGGGATGGCAGGACACCATACCGACCGTAGCCAACGGCAACTACCTCTGGACCTGGGTACGTGTGGAGTATTCAGATGGTAACTTCACCAACAGCTATTCAGTAGGTCGCATGGGTGAGGATGGCAAGGGCATACAGTCCACCACCGTCACCTACAGCAAGCAGTCAAGCAGTAGTGTTGACCCGACCTCTATCACTGATTGGGGACCCTATCCCACTAACCTGCAGGAAGGTGACTGGCTGTACGTTAAGACTCATATAGTCTATACCGGCACGCCTCAGACATCCACAGATTCCTATTCGGTATCACGTATCGGCATCGGTGCCTATTACACGGGTGCGGAAGAGTATTACGAGCATGGAGCATCGGATTCTGACATTCCTTCGGGTTATATCGTTCCTGGCACCTATCCCCAGGGGTCACTGCCTCAGACAACATGGTCGCAGAACAGGCCCACCCTCGACAACAGCACACCTTACCTGTGGAACCAGGAGATAAGCCATGACAGCCAGGGTAACAGCTACGTCATGCCTCCTATCTGTATCGGTAACTTTGCGAAAGGTCTGAGCAGCATAGCCGAGACCTACACCATAAGCTCGCATGACAATGAGGCTGACATGCTCGCTGATACAACCGAGCGCACGGCTAATCCCTGGACCGATAATCAGCAGAATGCCAAGCCCACAGAGGCCAAGCCTTATCAGTGGAATAAGACTGTTATATCATACAACAAGGGTGCCGACACCACTCTTTATCATATCAGTGCTGTCAGAGGTGCCGATGGTAAGAACACCATACGTCTGGACCTCAGCAATGAGATGGATTCGATGGTGTATAATGAATCAGGCACGCTCATCAGTGGAAGCATATCGTCTATAGCACGCCTCTATGACGGTGGAACAGAGATTACAACTGGAGTCACCTATGAAATTTCATCACGTTCAGGATGCACCTCCAGTCAGGCTACTATCAGTGGTCAGACCGTCACGGTGACAGGCATAAACTCAAGTGGCTATGTCATCGTAAGAGCTTCTTATAACGGCCAGTATTACTACGCTACGCTGTCATTGAAGAAGATGATAGGCTCGGATAAATACGAGCTTCAAGTGGTTCCAGATGCGGTTACATACAACTCCACTACAGGCGAGAAATCAGCTACTACCATTGAGGCTAAGGTCTATAAGATTTATCAGAACGCATCGGGAGGCATAAGCCGTGACCTGGTTGCTTCGCTGCCGTCTGGCATGACCCTCGAAGTCGATGGCACAGCCGTGACGGGTTACAGCAGTGGCAAGACATTCAATATTGACTTCACTCGAAGCAGTCATCAGATTACACTCAAATCGGGTAACAATATCCTGGATGCCGAGACCGTTCCAATCTCTGAGACTGAGAACGGAGCATCTATTACAGGCCCGAAAGGTAATGATGCAAAGAGTATCTACAAGGTTGCTTTTGAGAAGCCCAGCACACCTACTGGAAACTCCCCTACAGGCTGGAGCGAGTCATTACCATCTGTCGATGACACCGAAATCCAACACGTCGGTGATTGGATTCCACTTATGGATGGATGGCATCGAGCCCCCAAGATTGGCGATGGCTCATATACTGAGCATAGGCTGCAGTTCACAACAACAAAGGAGAATCAAACCATCTACATCGAGATTGAAAGCCTCAGTGAAAGCAACTATGATTTTTGCTGTATTGGTAATCTTGATGCAAACGCTCCGCACAATAGCAGTGATAATTATAAATTAAGACAAAGCGGCGGCTCCAGTTCTTCTCCCCAAAGAGGCGTTTGCGAATTTGTGGTTTCAACCCCAGGGGCCCACTCTATAGGAATATCCTTTTTTAAGGATTCTTCTGTAACAGTAGAAGGTGAATATGCCAAGTTTAGGGTTGGCAAACCTACTGTATGGCAATCAGAAGTCTTAACGTGGAACGGAGATAATGTGGGTACATGGTCTGAACCTGCAACATTTGCAAATCCAGACTATAAGATGCGAACAGAAAGTCCTAAGAGCAATCTTTTGGACATGACATCTTTCCCGTCATTAAATCAAATGGGGCTCAAATGGAGTGCACGCAATGGTAGTATAGTAACAGGGGATTATAACGGAAATAATTCTTTCCATGCTACGAATGATAGTACAACTTCTGACAATGATTTTCTTCGTCAAGACGTTTACAGAAGTGGTAGCGTAACAAAGTTGCAACCAAATAAATGGTACACATTATCTTTCGTTTGTAGGGGTAGTGGAACCTTGAATACATACTTCTATCCTGCCGCTTCTGGTCATATCAACACATCTGCAGGTATGGTAATCGATGGTGTGTTTCAGGCTACAGCACCGACAGACCTTGTTGTAAGCCAAACTTTGACTTCGGCATGGCAAAAACATACTATAACCTTCAAAACATCTGACGGATTCTCTGGAGAAGTTATGTTCCTGTTCCGATTATGGAGAGGTGCTGGCGGCAGTGTATGGGTCGCATGTCCTAAACTGGAACAATGCACGATGGCAACTGGTTATGTCGTAAGTGATTACGACGCGGCATCAATGGTGGTTGGAGAGAGTGGTTTCCCTAACGAAAGAGGTGTTTACAATCCTCTTTACACCTATTCGTGGGATGACCAGAAACGCGATTATGTGTATTACAAGCCAGCTGATGATACTCAGTATTATGCTTACTTCGTTAGACAGAAAGGTGCCACCATTCCCATCAATACACCGCCTTCTGCAAACGGAGATTCCAATTGGGAAAAGGGCAGTTCTGTTAGCACTCTTTTAGCCAATACAATCATAGGTGCAGCTTGCAATATCGGCGGTTTCCTTATGTCGGACTCCATTATGAAATCGGCCAACGAAAGGGTGATTCTTGATGGAGTGAATAATCTCATCAAGGTTCTTAATGCCGCTAAAGATACTATTATAGCTGCAATGGGTAATGTTGATTATCCGTTCTTTGCTGGTGGAAACTCTGGCGCAAATGCCGCATGGAATGTTGACAACGAAGGCAATATGAAAGCCAGTAAGGGCCGTTTTGGTAATCTGATTATATCAGGAACCAATGGCGAGAATTTCCAAGCCGAGGATGGTAAATTGCGTTTTGTCAACAATACCTGTTATACATGGATTACAACGGACACAGCACAACTCGGGTATGGCAAGGCTAATATAGCTGCATATAATGACCAGGGAGGAAACTGTATAGTTGTTACAGTGCCAGCAGGAACAACTGGCGACCCTGCTGCAATATGGGCTATAGGTTCAGTAGCAATGCAAGCAGACGGAATGATAAAATGCTCAGGAGCTATCAGAGGGGATAAAATCATTCAACCCCATTCCTTCGTCAGCATAAATGTTACCTATCAACGACAAGATTTCGCTAATAGCCAAATCGCTAATAGAGTTTTTGGTTATGCCTCCGAAACTGGAAAAGGTTTATATCTACCTTCTCTGACCCAAATGAGAAATGCGTTGAAAATAACGAGCACATCAGAAGGCTTTGTTTTCCGCATGATTATTATAGGTGGCCTAAATACATCTCAATGGACCCTCCGGGGAAGAGAAGCTTCTGGTTATGGAACTTACTCTACAGGAGAATATCCCTTGATGATAGATAATAACCAAAGTGTATTCAGGACATGCGGTGTGGATAGGTGCGATACTTTTGAGTTCTTGTTAGTCTATGACCCAAGTGCCGATTCCGACTATAAATACACGGCACGCAAGGTTATAATTTTGGAGTAACCTATTTGTTTAACTAAAAATATTTACAAAATGGAAAATCAAATTTGGTTGGCTATCGTATCACTGATAGCAATTGTGATGACAATCACTGAGTTCTTCAAGAGATTGTTCAAGGTTGACAAGAGATGGTTTAACGAGCTCATCTCACTCATCGTCTGCGAAGGCGCAGCTTTCATAGCATGGATTCTCGGCTCGCTGCCAGCCTGGTTTAATCCCGAATGGGCATGTACGCTCGTGAACGGATTTTTCCTCTTCCTTGCTACATCAAAGCTGTTCTATGAGAAACTTGACTTGGTTAAGGAGATATTCGATGTCGTATTTAACCTCTTTGGACCAAAGCTCGGTGGCAAATGGTATAGCAAGAATGCCATCGAAGAGAAAGAAGAATGACAGTAGTGAAGTAGATTTTTTCTAAGCGAGAGACCTGTGACAACGCAGGTCTCTTGTTTTTTACGCCTTTATACAATCATATTGTATAACATACTGATATTTAATAACTATATTTGCGGAAGTAAATCTTATTAAGATGGAGGAAAAGACTCTTGTCAGTAGCACAGTTGCTGCTGTTGTTTCCCCGTTCGTAGATGGATGGGAAAAGCTCACGGGATGGCTTATCGTAGCCATAGTGTTAATACTCGCCGACCTTAACTTCGGCATTAAGGCTGCAAAAGTCAGAGGCGAGACAATAAGACGTTCTAAGGCATGGCGAAGGTCTGTCGGCAAACTCGTAGATTACATTTGCTGGATTGCTATTGCCTGGGTCATAGGAGCCACCTTCTCTTCACCATTCAACATTCCGCTTTTACCAATGATAGTTATGGCGGTCGTTTACTGCATTGAGCTTCAATCTATCATAGATAACTACCTCGAATACAAAGGCATCAAGAAACGCTTTAGTCTGTTGAAGTTCTTCGCAGCCTGGTTTAAGAAACCAGAGATAACAGATGCTATCGAGGATAAAAACGTTGAAGGCAGTCATGGCACGGTTTGATAAATATACACCGATACTAAAGGAGATAGAGGGTGGGTTCTCTAACCATCCTGATGACATGGGTAAAGAGACCATGTGCGGAATCACGCTCAAGACCTTTCGGGCTTTCTTTGGTGCCGACAAGACTGTCCGTGACTTGCAAAACATAACCGAGGCACAGTGGAACAAAATCATACGCACATATTGGGATGAGTGCAAAGCGGACCAGATAAAGAATCAGTCATTAGCCAACCTTGTTGTGGACTGGAATGTCAACTCCGGCGTATCAGGAAGGAAGGGTGTTCAGAAATGCCTGGGCTTGGTTGCGGACGGAATCTTCGGACCTAAAACTCTCGCTGCTCTTAACTGTGCTAATACCGTCCTGCCATTCTATTACATTAAAGTGGCCAGAATGCAGTTCTACAAAGAGCTTGCAGACAAAAAGGAAAATCAGATAAACAACCTCGGAGGTTGGTTGAACCGGCTTAACAAGTTTGCTTATGACAAACGTCAGTGACAACAATAACGGTGATACAAGAAGAGTTATTTTCCTAATTCTTATTTCTGTGGCCCTGGTATGGGCTATGGTATCGCTATCATCCTGTAGGAGCAAGAAACCTCTTGTTGTCACGCCCAAACCTGAGATTCATTATATCCACGATACAGTAAAGACAGTAGAGAGGCACGACTCTATTGTCAATCACTATATAGAGAAGAAGGATAGCTCTTCCTTTCGTCAAAACGGAGATACAGTGCGAATCGAGCACTGGCATTGGGAACGGGACCGGAAATACGAGAAAATCCTCGAAGCGAAGATTGATAGTTTCTCCCACGCCAAGAGAGATTCTATACCTTATGCTGTTCCGGGACCTACGAAATACGTCAACGAACTCAAGAAATGGCAGAGAGGACTGATGTGGTGGGGAGCAACAAGTATTCTCCTAATCATAATGTGGTTGGTGATTAAGATTAAGACAGGCAGATGAAATTCTCATAAGCATTTATTTGGTTAGTAATTAGATTAGTAACTGGCAAGGCGGTTTGTGAAAATCGCCTTTTCTCTTTATATTTGTACTGCATAATACATAATAATGTTTATCATAAATGGTGATTTGGGATTGGGGTATTGCGAAATACTCCAATTCTTTTTGTATCTTTGAATCGAAAACTTTTTTGCAAAGGAAACTTAGTCAAAAAAAATGATTGGGGTTTGTGAAAATCCCAATCATTGCTTATATTTGCACCTGCATACTCAATGTGCAGATTCAACAATTGATTTTGAAAACGGGTCGTTCGATAGAACGGCCTGTTTTTTTATGCAAGAAGGGACCGCCTTCACAGGTAATCCCTCTCATCCTCTATAGCAGTCCTAAGAAAACTGCAAGTGAGAACCGATAGTCGGTAAGGCAGTCTAACCAATCCATAGTTATATTTTCTTTATCAGTTGCTTCAATAGAGCCAAGCCTATGTCATATATGGCGTTACCTGCTATATTTGCTCCAGCGTCTTTTATGAAGCTCTGACCACGTTTTATCTCATTCAATTTATTCATCAACTCTTCATCCTTGCGCCCTTTGCCCTGACCGGCAAGAAAACTTCGTTCCTCATCGGTCAGGGACTCAGAGAGCTTCATAAGGATATAAGCGCGACGGAAATCCATTACAGGCCATAAGCGTGACGGATATTAACCATGCTGCTCTCGTTCTTGAGCTTATCAACAGCGAGGCGATAAACTGCATCAAGAAGAGTCTCTTCCGGAACCTGCTGTCCCGATGCGCTCAATATGGATGTCAGCGTATCACCATGTGTTGACATGAGGCTGTTCATCTCCACAAAGAGGGCGCAGCTATTGTAGTACGGCTTATCTTCCTTGCTGTAACCGTAGCTATCCATAGCCTTGTTCCAAACCTCACGAGTCCAGGGTGCTGACGGCACCATCTCGGCGACGATATTGTCTGCTTCCCTCGGCGTGAGGTAGTTTTTCCACTCTATCGCTCCCAGCTTCTCAATCCACTGCTGAGCCTCGCTGGGATTCTTCTGTATGGCGGAGTTCATCATCTCGGTCATAACATGACCAAAGAGTTTCATGTTCTCCGGTTTGCCGGACGCTGCCATAGTATTGTACAGCATCTCGTACTTCTGTTGCATTTCCTGAGTGTTCATCTCTTTCTACTTTTTGTGCGGCTAACCGCGTTACTATTCTTTCCGCAGTTTCGACATGGCACCTGGGGTAGCACCATCTTTGGCACCTGGGGCAATCTTGTCTGTTGCGGATTTTGATACAACCTTCTCATATATTTTCTGATAAAAATAGTCCACTACACACATCGCAAGCTCGGTCCATAAGGCGAGATATGCGAAGAAGAAAGACATCGCCACGGCACCTATGATGTCATGGGTAGCCCAACACAGATAAATCAAGACGCTCCAGAATGAAGAGCACATTGGGCAGTTTATGACGGGCAGAGAATGACCAATCATACCCTCTACCGTACTTACCAATCCGAGATGATTCGCGGCTGTGAAGGCGAACATGAGGCATAGTGCCGTGGCAAGGTCCAACATAATCAAGCAGTGGTTACGTTAATAGATGTAGTGAGTGCTACAGCATTTGTGATGTTGCAGCAAGGCTGTACGTTTGTCGGTGCTGCTACGGATTTACCGATGCTGACCGTGGGGCTGGCATTGGTTGAGCAGGGGACACAGATGGACGCAAAGATTTGCTCCTGTCTGGGGCAAACCCCACAATTACAGCCGGACATGTATGGCATATACGTCACAGAGCCAGTTATCAGCACTTCCTGGCAGAAGCAATCGTTACCCACATCAACGGGTTGACCTACTGTCGCGGCCTTGAGGTCGGCGGTCAAAGGATATGCCTCATTGATGCAGATTTTGCGATTTCCACATAGGAAATGGTCAAGGGAGAGCAAATAGTTGGCATCAGCCGCAGTGCCTCCCGGGATGGTTGTAAGAAATACAACCGAGGTCTTTCCATTATTCATTGTTCTTGTCTTTTGGTTTATTACCGGGGAGTCTATTTTCTGCACCGCTACCCCGTTCTTGTGCTATAGGCGCAGATATTGTAACTTGCTCAAGAATACGGTTTATTTTCCCATCAAGCTCTTCAACTTTGTTGACCAGCGATTGTATTAGCCCCATATTGATAGAGCCAATCTGGGCCCCACAGAAGGCTTGCTGAGCCAAAGAACAAAGCTTGCAGTTGCGAGGGCATGGCCTTGCTTCCATTTTCTCTTCGTTATTATTGTTTTCCATCTAAAAATCTTTTTACTCGGTTTCTGACAATGGGGTTATTCTCACATTCCTGTAACGCCTCGGTAAGTATCGTAGCACTGACGGCACGACCTTCCTCTGCGTTCTTACGAATAAACTCAGTGATGACAAATCTCAGAACCTCAACTTCCTGCGCATCATTGGCGTAGATGTTGAATGTGATTGGGAATCCTTGTAACATATCAGTTTATTGGCGGAAGCGGAGTCTTAGGCGTAGCTGTTCCTCCGTTCCTCTTTGAGATTAAACCTTTAACGAAATCAATACCTTCTCCCAGGGTTTCCTTGTTCTCTCGCACCCACTGCAATATGCCATCAGCAGTATTTTTAGTAGTTTCAAGAAAAGTGGGCTTAACCGGGTCGAAGTCGGGCAAGGTTTCCAATCCTGCTGCCAGGTAGTCATAAAGTTCCTGCGCCGTCTTAACATCACCTTTGGCGATGGTAAGACACTGGAGCTTTAATGAAGTCTTGCTCGTGGGTTGAATAGTTCCTATCATAGCTAACAGTTGTTTGCGCCTCTTGAACATAATGATTGGATTAAAAGGGAGCGGCAAATGCCGCTACCCTTCATTTCACTTAGGCGTTGCAGCCACAACCAGGACAGCCACAGGGCTGAGGTGCGCTGTACAGCATAACCTTCTGAGGATTCTCAGAGAGATTACCCATAACGGCCTGATTGAACAGATTCTGCTGAACAGACTGGATTGAGCTAAGCTCGGCGGCCTGTTGTGCGGTCAGAGTACCCTGCTGAGAACCGGAAACAGAATCGTTAACGGTGTTGGTGAGAGTGATGTCGCCAGCGATACGCTCGGCACGCTCGGTTGCGAGAGTCTGGGCGTTCAGCATTACGAGGTCACGCAGACCATCGTGCTTAGCCTCAGCATACGCCTTGATGCCATTTGACTTGGCACCAGCCCACAGCAAGGCAGCTACTCCAGTGATGACACCGGCAATACCGGTAGCCAGGCCAGCGATACCTACACCGCTTGTGCGGTTCTTGGTCTGCATGTTGGCAACCTTAACCTGCTCGTAGGGAGTCATACCACCGTCCAGAGACTTGAGGGCCATGAGGTCATTCAGTTCTAAAGTCATAGTTTGAATGTTTTTGCGTTTGTAATTCTTGTTGATTAACTCGATGTAACGTTACAGACGCAAAAATAAACAAGGGCGAAAAGGAACTCTAACGTTCCTAATCGCCCTCTCAACACACTGAACAGCAATTATTTATCTTTGGGAATGTTTTCCAAATCCTTCTGATACCAGAATATCTCCTTGAATCCGACTTGTTTGCGGCCCTTTGGAATCTCACCTTTGCTCACTTTATAGTCGAATCTCTTGGTATTCATGTTTAGAAATTGTGCCGCTTGGTATTTGCTAAGTTTTTCTTCTGTGACATAACGCGCCGCTTCAAGAAGATACTCCATTTGTTCTTCCTCAAGATGCGTGTTGCCTGAATCGAGACCATCAGCGCATTTCCTTAAAATGCTGCTTAATTTTCTTTGTGTCTCTGACATGAGCGTAAGTACATATAAGTAATGTAATACCTATAAGACTGCAATGAGTTACGAACATACCTCTGTCGGATAATGGTAATCCGACGAGGCAGTCGTATAAGTTCAGTCCTTCGCATACCACAATATATCCTATCAACATGAAATAGAAGGAACAGAACTTGAAATAAATGGCCAATGCTATCCAGGCTATAAAGAAAACCAGAATAACAATATAACCCAGCCATGCGAGATTTATTCCAAAATAAGATAGTATGGAGTTTAGAGCACAGCATAATGCAGCGACAGTTGGCACTACCTTGAGAAGAATAAGAATCAGCTTCTTCATCAGTGCAACCGCTTTTGGTCCATCGTTACTCCAAACTTCGTTGCAAGAGGCTGTGGCCTATGTGTGCCAGGTACAGGCTTAGCCTTAACCCTCACTTTGATTTTGACCTTCTTGTTTCCCATTGCCTTCGGCTCCGCCGGTCA